AGTAAAAAGTGTTATAAGGCGACCCTGTAGGGTAGTATAGGGCCTGTGTCATAGTGCCCTGAAAGCCGCATTCTGACTGGGGAAAAACAAAGGGGGCCATAAGGCCCCCTAAGTTTATCTTCAGATACCACAGACCCCGTTAGAGCAGGCTTGGTCAGAGTTTTCCTCAAACTCAAGCCCCTCGTTGCCCATAGCCTCCTCATAGGGGACTACGGTCAAGGGCTGGCCACCTCTGGCACCGTCAGGGTACGCAGTGAACCCTCGGAGCCGTGGTGCGTACTTGGCTAGAGTATTAGCAAAGTCCATAACACGATCCTCATTGTTCAACTCCGATCCCCACTCAGGCAGGTTAATGGTACTACTGATTGACATATCAACGTAGTCCTGAACCCCTGCTTGAAACTTCATGCGCTTCTCAAAGTCCTGGGCCATGCTTGCTGCTGTCTCAATGGAGTCAGCGTTAAGCCCGTACTCATCAATCATTTGTTTAGCCATTGCGTCAACAACATATTGATATTTCCATACGCTTCCACCGACAAGATACCGACGCTTATAAGCAACAGCGAAAAGAGGCTCAATGCCAGTAGTAGTGCCTGCCAGAATCCCAATGGTGCCAGTAGGCGCAATACTGCGGTAAGCCACAGGACGGTTAATGCTAAGTTTATCGCAAAGCTCATTAGCAGCCCTTTCGCTTTCCTCCCGATAAACCTCAAGCCATTGTCTAAGCTCCCCATTAACCTCATACCCATAACCCCTCTTTAGAAGCCACTCATGTATACCCATGAGCCCAAGGCCAAGCCTACGGTTCTTCTTACGAACCTCATACACCTTGGCGTAGGGTAGGTCAGCAGTGATCGTACCACAAACCAAGAACTGGGACATTATACGCACTACGGTCCTGAAGTCTTCCAAGGTGTCAACCTTAGCCATGTTAATGCTGGCAAGGTTACACACATCAGAATCATCCTCAGACGTAACCTCAGTGCAGGCGTTCCTAAGAGTCTCATTCTCCTTGTCACCAAAGTTAAAGCTAAAGCCTGGCTCACCGTTCTGCATCGCCTTACGGCAGTTCTCAACAAACAAAGTAGGCAAGTGCCCACTTTGGATATGGTCGAGAAACTGATTGTCGTAATTCAAGGAGATGTTAGTCATATCCAAGGGAGCATGAGCATTGAAGTTCCACTCCTTCAGGTCCTTGTAGGTTGTATCAGGCCCCGCAGGGATATTAGCCCAGTCCTTAATCCTTAGAAACTCTTCAGCGTCACCGTGTCTCCAGTTGAGGCTAGCGTAAATAGCCGACCGTCGCGATCCTCCTTGCATAACATTTCGCCCGACTTCATTAACGCTATACATGAGAGGAATAGGTCCTGACGCTTTACCTCCCGTGCGGTTGAGTGTTGCCCCATTGGGTCTAAAGACACTATAGTCAACCCCAATACCGCCCCCAGACATAAGACAGTCAGAAGCGCGCTTAAGAACATTACCCCATTCTTCACGAGTGTCCTCCTCTCCCTTTAGCAGGAAGCAGTTGTTGTAAAACGCAGCAGGACGCCCTGCATAATAGATGTACCTGCCACCCGGTAGGGCCTTAAAGCCATAGAGGATCTTCCTAAGTTCCTCTTGGTCCTCTTTTGGCATCAGGTTGTTAGTCACATCCTTTACAATGTCATCACACTTTTGCTCCCAAGTTTGCTCGGGAGTCAAGGCGTACTTATTAATAAAGATCGTTTTAGCCAGATCAGTCCGAAATTCCATCTACTATGCCCCCTCCTTGCACGGCCACAGTTTGCATTAAATATTTATGAAAGTCAAGTACACCAATCAACTCAAGTATGTTAAGATTGGGGTATGTATAAGTATGTATGTGTCCTCCAGTCTCAATTAGGATGACACAGGACTCAGGCACACAATCAGCCATCTCTGTCAGATTAACGATGTCCTGAAACGACTTGGGTGCCTCCTCCGGTACAGGAGGCTCTTTACCAAAAGATCCTTCAATTACTTTCATTATCGGTCACCTCCAGATCCTTGGATAGTCCCTTCGTTCAAACGCTTCTCAAGTTTCTTTATGTTAGCCTTGGCTACCTTCTCAAGGGAGAGTCCCATGTCCTCCAAGATCATAGCCAAGTTCCAAAGAACATCCCCTGCCTCGCTTATGACCTTGTTGGTGTCAATGTCTACGGCATCGCCCCGTAGGATTGGTTTTACAAACAGGTCAGCCAGTTCAGAAGCCTCTACCATCAGGGATACTATGGGATACATCCGGTCCTCATAGAGGGCTGTACGGGCAGCCATACGCTGATATGAGTCAAATCCTTCATAAGTCATCATTGAAACTCTCCTATCAGTTGGTCCAAGTACCACTTGGCTTTCTCCAAGTCCTCTACCCCGTTCTTGTATTTGTATCTATGAAGATACTTAATTACATTCCCTTCGTAGTACGCCCTAACATCTTCCCCAAGTTGTTGCTCAATGTACTCAATTGCCTCAATGTGCCCTTGGTTGTAGTGAAGTGGTTTTGTAACCATGTTCCACTCCTCGGGGGTGGCATCATCAATCGTTTTCCTGCTCATCAAGGCCCTCGCTTACTTCTTCTTCAAGTTGTTCAAACCGGTTTATCAGCTTATCCTCAAACCTATCCAAAAGTTCCTCTGCGCTAATGTCCAGAAGCTCTATAATGTCCTCTGGGTCATATCGGTGCAGAAGCTTTTCTACGATTTCTGCTTGCGTTAGTGACATGGGGCCCTCGACCTGCGTCTAGTTTTTTTAGTAATACTATGTGTCCCTGGCGGGATAAACCTAATGTTCGCAATGCTCTTGTTGTAGTATTCTCTTTTCCCGTCAGGGAGAGAAGCTCTCAGAACATCCCTAAACACCTGTTCTTCCACCTCGGCATAATGAAGATCTCCTTTAGAACTGTACAATCCTAAGATTTCAAAGATGAAGGCATCTTTGCCAAAGGACCTGATGTCTTTATTCAGTTCAGTTGAAGACCCAGTATATGTTTTCCAATTGGACTCTTTCCAGTGTCCCCAATTCCACTTGTCAGACTGTATGTGAGTTGGCCTGAACCTGTGCTTCCCATCAGCCACCCAGAGTTGCTTTTTGCCAACATACTTTCGCCCAGTCTCTTTATGTGTGATTAGGTAGACAAAGCCAAAGAATTTCTTTGGCTCCACCTTAAGCCCACCCCAGTGTCCTTGGTCCTTACTCGATCTGGTCATGGGGGATCTCCATAACCTTGGGTTCGTTCACTACGTCCACCAGAAACCTCGGTCCTGTTGAGTAGAGAAAGCCTCTTACTGAGGGCCAGCACACCTTTTTGAAGTGGCAGTAAGAGCAACCTACGGCGAGCTTGGTGTTCCCACTCTTCCCATCGTCCTGCAAGTCGTGACAGGAGTCCTTTGGGGGCTCTGGCTGCTCTACGAGCCTTTTCACATGCTCTACTCTCTCCTCAATACTGTAAGAGATTTTCTCATGCACCGGGGCCTGGGTGTCCTCCTCATCGTACATGAGGAACGCCAAGTGCCCGTTCTGCTTGTCCATGGCCAGCCAACCGTACTTTGTGGCACCCTCAGAATGAGCATAGGCTTTAATCTGAGCAACGTACCCAAAGGGGTCATCATAAGCCAAGGTGCCGTCCTTGAACTTCTTAAACCCATAGGTGCTTGTGGACTTGATGTCAGTAACAACACCATCAATCTTACAGTCCATGCTGCCCGTGATTCCACCAACCTCACAAGGGTGCTGCTCATGAGTAACCTCATGCCCACTCATGCGAGTGAGGAACAGAAGCATCTCCTCAATCACGTTACCGTAGAGAAACTTAATCAAGTTCTCAGGGCGATACTTCTGTTTAGCCTTCTTGTGATAATGGTTCCAAAGGTACCGATCATCACGCCCAATGTTACTCAGGCGCAGCTTACGGGCATCAAAGCCTCTGCCAAGGAACTCCTTACGCATGAGGGCCTTCATGTCCTCGCCGAACTTTTCAATCTCAGCCTCAACGTCCACCCCTTGCGGGGCGCGTTTGGTTGTGATTAGGTTGTAAATATCAGGGACAAG